GGAGAAGGTTTGGTGGCGGTCGTCGTGGTCGTCGTCGTCCTTGGGGTGGCCGTCGCGGTCGTCGTGGTGGTCGTCGCGGTCGTGGCTGGATGAGTTTGAGGGACAGGCTTCGCCGCCGTCGCATGAAGAAGAAGGACAAGCCAGAGGAAGACCAGGAGAAGCCGGAGCGACCAGACAACAAGTGGCGAAAGAAGCCCCCCTCTGATGGGCCTAAGCGACCACCAAGGCCACCTCGCAAACCAAAGCCACCTCGCAAGCGACCGACAGCTCCAGTTGGACGACCAAGCTCAAGGCCAGAGGGCCGTCCTACTACACCAGTTCCGGGCACAAGGCCAGGGTCGTCAAGGCCACATCGTCCCAGCAGCAGGCCATCTCCGGGCGCACGTCCGGGTCAGAGTTACAACCAGCCAGCCCCCGAACCGGTGGTGCCAGTAGCTCCCGGTGGTGGCGGTGGTGGAATGCCGGGCGGCGGGCCTCCGACTCCTCCGGTTCAGCCATCTCCAGGTGGTGGCGGACAACCTCCGGGTCTTCCGACTCCGGGCGGGCCTTCGTTACCTCCACCAGTTCCGGGCGGGCCACCAGAGGGTACTGGAATGCCTTGGATGCCTCCTCAGCCTCCTCCGGGCGGGCCTCCACAACAACCTATCGGTAATTGGGGCGGTGGTGCCGACTTCCAGTTGCCTCCGGGTATTCAGTTGCCTCCGGGCGTGCCTCAACCCCCTCCTAGTTTCCCGGTAATTGACGGGCCAGGCGGGCCAGGCGGCTTTAGTGGTGGAATTCCCCAGAACCTATTGGACATGCTTGGTGGCGGGCCTCCGCAGCAACCTTCGGTTCCTAGTGGGCCGAAGCCTCCGCCTTCCGGTTTGCCTTGGGGCGGTGGGCCTTCACCGATTCCTGGCGGGCTTCCAGAGCGTCCTCCGGTTCCCATTGCTGGGCCACCCCCGGCTGGAGTTTTCCCAGAGACTAGGATTCATGGTGGGCCTCCTCAAGGGGCAGTAGGGCCAACAGGCCCACAAGGGCCAGTAGGACAACCCGGTATGGCGCGTGCAGCAGTAATGCCACGGGCAGAAGGGGAAGAATTTCCGAGTCCTGCTCAGATGATTGAGGAGGCTAATGCGGCTCCCGTTGGCCCGACACCGGGTTATCCGGCGGGTTATGAGCAAGCAGAGGCAACAGCGTTTGGGGGTCAGCTAGATCCAACTGGCGCTGCTGGGCCTCCGATACCGACGCCGGGGCCGATCCCGACTCCACCATCTCCCGACGCACCGGTCGGCCCAGGTGACTATCAGCCGCATCCGACGCCGACACCAACTCCGCCACCGACTCCACTTCCTCCACCTCTGCCGGATCTTGGAACGCCAGAGAGCTATCCGACGCCGACTCCGACACCGAGTCCACAGACGAGGCCGATTCCACCAATCCAACTTGGGGGGCGACCGTGGCCGGGTCAACTGGGGCCGGGGCCATCTGGCTTGACTCATCCGGCTCCCGGTAGTCCGCAGCCGCAGCCGCCTCGCACTATGGACTTTGATTTCCAACCTCCTGGGGGTTCACTTAGACCGTGGCCGGGTCAACCAATACCGGGGCCATCTGGCTTGACTTATACCCCCGGTAGTCCGCAGACCCCTCCAGGGTATGATTCTAGACTTCCAGGGGGAGTGCGGCCATCCCCCGGCAGACCACCGGTAGTTGGGCCTGGTGCAAGGCCAGCGGGCGCGCAGGGGGCAACGGGTTCACAGGGGCCAGTGGGGACTCCCGGTGCAAGGCCGGGTTCAAGGCCGACGGGTCGCCCCAGCAGTAGGCCATCTCCTGGTGGGAGGGGAAGCTCAAGGCCATCTCCCGGCGCAAGGGGAAGGACATCGACAAGCCGGAGGGGAAACAGGCGGTATCGTTCACCGGGGAGAAGGTAAATGGAATCGAGAGAGTGTAGCCAATGCTGCTGCGATTTCCCATTGACCGATGAGTATTTTCATCGGGATGCCAGCAAGCCGGATGGGTTCAAGACCGTCTGTAAGATGTGCCGCTTGGAGGAGAATAAGCGGAAAGAAAACGACGAGATTGATGACCGTATCCAGAAGCTGGAAGAACGGGGAATCAAGCTGCTTGATACGCTCGTCACGGGGGGGAGTAATATCCCCCACATGGCTGAGACATATCAGCGGATCATGGAAGTGTTTGGCGGGCCGATGGGCTTTGCACAGCACTTCCTCGCTAACTATCTCAGCACCAAGCCGGGCAGCGCGGCGAGAGGGAAGCAGATCAGCACGATTATCAGCCTCGGCGTTAAGGTGAGCGAGTCTGGTGCTGCTGAAAAGAGTTTGGACGGAATTACCGATGAAGAACTGGAAAGCGAAATCAACGCAACTGCCAGGGCTTTACTTCTGTTCAATGATGGATCAAAGACAGCGGAAATGGAGGATTCCAAGGTAAATGTCGGAGAAACAATGGCCTCTTGAGCCTGCCGAGGTTCCTGATTCTTACAGGCCGGAAGTAACAGAGCAGCAGAAGCGGGAAATGCGTTTGCTTTATGCAGAACGCTCCCGTCGCCGCATCGAATCACTTCGACTTTACGAGCCTCTGCCCTTTCAGGAGGCATTTCACGCCAGCGATGCCAAGGAAGTCCTTATTCAGGCTGGAAACCAGGTAGGCAAGTCGCTCTGTGCGTTTGTTGAGGACGCGAGGGCTGCCACGGGCCAAGATCCCCACAATAAGTACCCCAAGGAGAACGGGGTGATGGTGTGCTTGGGCATGGATGAGGGGCATATCGGAAGAACGATCCATAAGTACCTGTTCCGGGCAGGTGCATTCAAGATTATCAGGGATGATAAGACCGGATTCTTCCGGGCGTGGAAGCCGTGGGTTGAAAGCGACTGGGCAAGGAAAGAAGACGCCAAGCCCGCACCGCCGCTGATTCCCCCAAGGTATATCAAGCGGTTTGCGTGGAAGAAGCGGGCACAGCATGTGTTTGAGGTCTGTGAACTTCATAACGGCTGGACAATTTACGCGATGGGCAGCAAGGGTGACCCGGCACAGGGGTTCCAGGCTGACCTTGTGCATATTGACGAGGATCTGGAAAAGCCGGAGTGGTACGACGAAATGATTGCCCGCCTTTCCATGAGAGAGGGCAGGCTCAGGTGGAGCGCCCTTCCCCACGCCAAGAACGACGCCCTGGTGAACCTCTGTGAGCGTGCCGAGGACGAGGAGAAGCTGGAGAAGCCATCAACGGTCGTTATCCGGGCAACGATCTTCGATAACCCGTTTATGCCCAAACAGGTCAAAGAGGAGAACATCAAGCGGTGGCGAAAGCGGGGCGAAGACGAATATCGCAAGCGTGCCCTTGGGGAGATGGTCACAGATAGCGTCCTTATGTACCCCACCTTCTCAAAGGATCTCCACCGGGCTATCAGGCACGAAGAACCACGCACAGAAGTTCAGAAAATCCTCACAGAAGCCAGGGGAGAGCCACCCAGAGACTGGTGCAGGTACATGGTGGTTGACCCAGGGCACAGTGTTTGTGCAGTGACTTTCTGGGCTACCCCCCCTCCTGCGCTAGGGGATCACGTGGTGTGTTATGATGAGCTTTATCTGCAACAGTGTACGGCGGAAATTTTTGCGGAATCAGTGATGCGAAAAACACGGGAACACCTGTTCCAGTCGTTTATAATTGACGCACACGGGGGCCGGATCAGGGAAATAGCGAGTGGTGTGCTGCCGAGGATTCAGTACACACGGGAGCTAGAAAAGAGGGGCGTGAGGAGTGCGGAGACAGGTAGTGGGTTTTATCCTGGCAGTGACGACATTACTGGCCGCGAGATGAAGCTCAGGGACTTGCTCCACGTGAGGGCTGGTGGTACGACCAAGATGCTGGTTGTGATGGAGAGGTGCCCAAATCTTGTGCGGGAGTTTTTCCGTTTCAAGAAGAAGGTAATGAATGGATTTGTCACAGACGAGGGGATGAGGCGGGGAAATTGCCACGCAATCGAAACGTGCGAGTATGCGGCGGCTCATGGAATGAAATACATCAAACCCCCTTACAATCCGATTAAGGATACGGTTGTGACAAGGATCATCAAAGAACGGAATCAGAGAGCGAAGCAGCGTCGTATGAATTCTAGTCTCAGGAGTGGTGGTTACCGCTCCTATATTAACCTTGGCCCCACTGGAGAATGAGAGATGGATACTCCCACGAATGAAGAACTTCACAACTTCAAGATGCCGGAGGTTGTCGTTGGTACGCCGATTACCTACTACCCCACCGGAATGACCGAGGGATCTGACGTGAGGGTTGGCTTTATTATTCGCGTGTCGCGTTCTGGAAGGAATGTGGTGGTGCGAACGGCTGACGGCGGGCACTATGAGTCTGTTCGCCACATAGATGACCCCAAGCTGAGGCTTAACGCAGACCACCGTGAGGCAGGTGCGTGGGACTTTACAGCCTTCCACAAGGCCGAGCTTGTCGAGAGGCAGGAAATTATAGGTAGGCTTGATAGGCTAGAAGGCCGCAAGTCTGCCAAGCCCCCGGCCCCGGAAAAGATTGAGGAGCCTTATTCCAATCTTCGAGCCAAGGCAATCGAACTGGGCATTGAGTTCAAAGGCAATCCCAAGCGACAATGGCTTGAGGTCAAGGTCGCGGAGTATGAGAATCGAACGCAGGAGCATGAGGTAAATGCCTAAATGGGACAAGTCTTCTCACCCCACCGCTCCGATTGTTGATCTGTGGTTACAGAAGATAAAAGACGCCAAGAAGCACAAGCATGACCGCTTCGGCAGGTATGCCGATGAGTGCATGAAGTTCTTCGATGGTGCGCATGACTGGATGTGGAAGGGCGAGTATGCCAAGGCTCCCGGTGGCTTCCTTGACAAGGAGTCCCAGGGGGCTGCGCCCACCTTCCGCATGACGGTGAATCGCGTGTTTGAGGCCGTGGCGCTTTTTGGGCCGGTCTTATATCACCGCAATCCGGTTTTGCAGGTGACCCCCCGCTTTGGGCCGGAGGTTGCACCGGAGTCTTTGGGAATCAACCCGGAAGACCCCCAGATGCAGCAGCACTACACGCACTTCCAGACCCAGAGAAAGTTCATCTCTGAGATCAAGCGAACCCACGCTTCGATCAAGGAGCATTACCTGAACTGGTTGCAGCATGAGGCTGACAAGAAGGTTCAGTGTCGTCGTGCGATCAACGAGGCTATCATCAAGGGGATGGGACTTCTCTGGACAGAGATGTACCAGCCCAAGGGTTCTGAGATTCGGCATCCCAAGAGCCACTATCTTTCGGTTGATGATCTTGTCATAGATCCTGATGCCCAGTATTGGGAAGACATTCAGTGGATTGCCCGCAAGGTGGTTCACCCGACCTGGCTTGTAGACAAGAAGTTCAAGCTCAAGGGCGAACTTACCGGGAACATGGAGTCGCTCGGTACGCAGGGGATGTACAAGTCGAAGGGCGGGAAAACGTCCAGCGAGAAGCGGGACGCCAAGACCTTTGACCTTCTGGAATACTGGGAAGTCTATACCAAGTGTGGCTTCGGTGACCGGCTCCGCTCTGCCAAGAACAGCAGCAAGGAGTCCAAGTACAACTGGGGCAAGTTTGGTGACTTCAACTACCTTGCTGTCAGCCGGGACGTACCGTTTCCATTGAACCTCCCCTCAGAGGACTTAAAGAACAAGAGCTTCGAGGAAGTGTTCATGCAGGTACAGTGGCCGATTCCTTTCTGGACGGACGGGGGCTGGCCTTTCAGCAAGCTCTCCTTCCACGACAAGCCGAAGGAAATCTGGCCTATCTCACTGATTAAGCCTGCTATTGGCGAGTTACGTTTCGTCAACTGGTGCATGTCTTTCCTTGCCGACAAGGTTGCAGCATCCAGCACGACTTATGTAGCGATAGCCAAAGCGGCGGGGGCAGAGATTCAGGATCAGATCAAGTCCGGTCTTGGCCCCTACACCCACATCGAGATAGCCGAGTTGTTTGGGCGTAGTGTGCAGGATGTGGTTTCGTTCTTGGATGCCCCGCAGTTCAACTCGGACATCTGGACGATGGTGAGCCAG